TTATACCATACATGCTGTCCTGCTAGATGCGATAGTTCTTTATACCAAACATCTATGTAAATTCCAACATATACTGGCGTTGTAAGTATTGATACTGCATCAATCACAGTGTTTACAGAACGTTCTTGGTTAATATTTTGACAAACTCTAATATCACTAGCTTTTTTATTCTTAAAATCGTTAACTTTATATAAATTATTATTATTTAAAATAATATCTCCTGTAGTAATATCATTGTCTAGTTGTAATAATTTATTAGCATCAGAATATAATTTTACATTTTCTACTATTATACAACAGTTAGATTTTTTAAAATTTGTGTTTTCTGTTTGATCTTTTTTAAATTTATATACTGTATTTTTATACCATACATGCTGTCCTGCTAGATGCGATAGTTCTTTATACCAAACATCTATGTAAATTCCAACATATACTGGCGTTGTAAGTATTGATACTGCATCAATCACAGTGTTTACAGAACGTTCTTTTTTCATAGGGAGCAAATACGTCATAGCATCTGCGGTATTATAACTATCATCAAACTCGACTTCTTTTAATCGAATTTGTTTAATACTAAGATCATAAATTATTATAAATTCTTCTGTTCGGCGTTCGCCTGTTAAAATTGGCTTTACTTCTTCATTTGAAAGTGTTATAATTTCATAAGTGTCGTCAGGTATCTTAGACGAACTAATCTTATGTATCTTTCCAGTATCCTTATCGTAATATACATAAGACTCATGATTTGCTTTTTCTACTTGAATTTTTTTAATTAAATCGTGTAAACTAGACATTATTTAACATCCTATAACGTGATATCGCGGGTGACTTTTCTAAAAAATCTTTTTCGGTATAATGTAATATTCCTGTTTGTAAATAATTTCCTATTTTTAAACTTCCGTTCTTAGAAATATATACACCTATTTGATCTTGCCAATTAGTTTGGACTGTGCTCCAACCTTGACAATGTGACTTCATATGCGTAAAACTAGGAAATTTTACAATATTATTTGTAATTTTTTCTTCGCAGTCTAATATTTTTGTAGTAATAGCAGCACACACATCTATGCTCATATGCTTAGGACAACTACGTTCATTTAAGTGTTGTTCATAGAACGCTTTCCAATTATTCATTACAAATTCTAACCAATGATAAAATTCTTGTGCAAATTCACACTTTTTAAAATAATGTAATCCGCTAAATAAATTAGGCAAATTATTGTCTATAAATGTTTTTCTATAGTAACTAGTATCTGCGCTGTCGCCTCTATAGTTTAATACATTGCTTGTAAAAAATAATTCATAATTTGATAAAAATTTCCACCATATATCAATATTTTGTAGTACTAACATATCAGTGTCCATTACAATAGTTTCTTTATATGGACTACAATAATAGATTTTCCATCTATTTTCAATTTTCCAATCTGAATCTTTAGCCTTATCTCCAAACGGAATAGGAATAATTTGATCAAATAAATTTACATATTCTGCCGGTATATTATCATCTGTAACTAGACTTATTGGTACTGTATTATGTATTTTTAAACTCATTGCTAAAAGACATGCTTGATCCACATAATTGTCAACACTATTATTTTGCGCAAGAACTATAATACCTTTACTCATCTGCAAACTCCTTGTCAATCATTCTACCAAGGCTAAATTTATTCATTACGTGAATATTTTGATTAGTTGTCTTTAAAGTTGTGTATTCTCCGAGATAATCTTTCTTTTCTACTAAAAACATCATCTCATTGTTTTTTAATTGCCATAATATATCTTTGTCGGTAGTATACATCATACTTCCAGGTAACTGTTGTGCAAAGTTTCCTTGCTGGAACCCATTCATTATGTGAATAGCAATACTAAAAGCAAAATCGTTTCTAAACAGTGAAGATTTTATTTGGTAAACACGTCTATAATGATTCCATTCTTCTTCTATATGAGCTACAAGATCAAAAAATATTTTGTTAACGCTTGTTTTTCTAAAAAATATAACAGTAGCCCAATAAAAATCAACACTAGTATCACTAATTTTATCAAACTCTTGTTCATCACGAACTTTTGCTATATCATTTGATTTTTTATAAATTAAAAAATCTGAAGACGCTGTAAACACAGATTTTAATAAATTGTTAGATATAATATAATCTGTATCCATTAATAATGTTTCATCATAAGGACTAATATCGTAAACACTTGCACGATTTGCATTTTTAAAACTAGCTGTTTTTTTACTTAGTGTTCCGTCAAAAAAGTATCGCATATTAGATTCTTCTGTATAATCTAATTCGATAAGTTGATCAAAGTCGTCAGCGCCAAATGTAGAATTTAAATAATCTATACTGTCAGTAGCAACACTCACAGGAACATCTAAATGTTTTTTTATTCTTCTTGCAAGAAAGACTGCTTGTTTAACATAATCAATGTATCCGTTATTTCTTGCAATTAAAAATACACCTTTAGTCATAGTTAACTAGTTTCTCTACAGTTCTATTCTTTTTTAACTGTGCATATTCAGTATAATATTTATTAGATGCAGTGGCATATGTGTTCATAATTTCGTTAAGGAATGTATTAATATCCTCAATAAAACAAGGAATATTATTATCATCTGTAATAACAACGTCGTCTTGATCTGCTGATACCATTACACTTACAAACGTAATTAATTCACGAGTAATCGTAAACTGCGATCCGTTATAAAAGTGTATTAATGATTCTTGATATTTTTCTGCTAACAATCTTTTTTGATTGTTGAGTGTTAGCATATAATTAGAAAAGTTTAATGCTTTTTCTAAACGTTCATCCATAAGTATACTCCCAGTTATAGTATACTATTATATATTTAATTTAAGAATTTGTCAAGAAGAGACTGGTTATATTTTATTTAGATAACCATCTAAGAACACTTGTTTACAGTTTTCAACGTGCTGCTTATCTGTACATGCAAAAGTTATTATCGTGTGTCTTGTGCCGGCTTGTATCTCAAAGACTCCATGAGTGTCTTCAATGCCTGCTCTATGTATAGCACAAGTAGTCGGAGTTGGTTTAAGTTTTATATCGTGATTTTTGTAAAATAATTCTCCGCCTTTAAAATTATCATTTAGATACAGAACAATTCCATGAGATCTCCAAGGCGAAGCATTTGGTGTTTTTCCATCTTGTTCTATATTATCAGCATGCGGAGGATCTAAATTATCACCTTCTAACCAACGAGAATACATAGGCAGTTCTAACCAAATATTATTATTGTTTTCTAGTTCTCTAATTTTATTTTGAATCTTATCAGCTATTTGTAAAATAAGAGCATGCTCATCTTTATAATTTTGCACAATTGTGTGCATATGAATGTTACGCTTGTCCCATCTTGGAATATTACATTTAACTGCTTCAAATAATTTTTGATTGTTTACTGCTAGATCTAATAGAGTTTTACACTCGGTGTTAGAAATAAAATTGTTTATTATGTTAGGGTATTGTGTTACAATGTTTGGCATGTATTATGACGACACACTAACTGAAGCTGATGCCGATCCGCTGCTGGTAGTAATTGTTGCCGACCACGTACCAACAATGCCTAATTGACCAGATGCGCTGCCAGTTAATGCTCCTGAAAGCGCTGCTGTTGATTGTGGACTTGTTAATGTTACAGATGCCGATGATGCTCCGTTTGCGTTCCATGATATTGTATATGTTGTACTATTAATAGTACCCGATCCGGGACTAAAACTAATACTTGGTGCTGGAGGCGGTGGAGGTGGAGGTGGTGGAGGTGGTGGAGGTGGTGGAGGTGGTGGAGGTGCAGCCTGGGCCGAGACATTAACTGAGGCTGCGGCTGATCCGCCGTTAGTAGTAATAGTTGCCGTCCATGTGCCAACAATTCCTAGTGTACCTGTTATTGTGCTGCTTGCATCGTTGAATACAGATTGTTGTCCATCCGCTGCCCGTAATATTACTGTAGTGGCGCCTGCGCCATTGTCGTTCCATGATAATGTATATGATGTACTATTAATAGTGCCTGAGCTAGGACTAAAACTAATACTCGGTGACGGCAATGGTGGTGGAGGTGGTGCAGGTGGAGGTGGTGCAGCCGGTTGCACCTCTACTGATCTAGTAACTGTGCCGCCGGGTGTTTCAAATCGTGCAGTCCACGTTCCAACAATTCCAAGTGTTTCAGTTGTTGAGCCGCTTGCATCATTATTGACACTTTTGACACCATCTGGTCCTGTAACACTAACTTCTTTTTGGAATGTAGAGTATAGTCCGTAATTGTCATTCCACGTAAGTGTATAAGGAGTACTGTTAATAGTACCTGTGGACGGTGTAAAGCTGAGACTAGGTGCCGGATAACTCTGAGTAGCGCTACCACTAAATGTTATTGTTTGCACACTGCCGCTAGTAATAACTAGCCCAAATGCAACAGTAGCAGAACTAATTGGTGAGTTAGGTGTAAAACTGACAGTATGTGTGCGTGATTGACCGGCTGATATAGACTGTCTTATTGTAGCAACATTAGACACACCGTCAACATACATATCCCAGCCTTGATAAGATTGTGTTTCTTGAAGGTCATATACACCGCTTCCAGACGAACATGTTACTGTTACTGTCTGAGTTACAGGAGTTCCAACAGGAACATTAAAATTAACACTAGTAGGTGATAAAGATATTGCAAAGGCTGCCGGAGGTGGTGGAGGGTTGACGACTGGCGGCGGAGGCGGTGGAGGTGGTGGAGGGTTGACGACTGGCGGTGGAGGCGGTGGAGGTGGTCCAGGTGTTTGACTAGTGTCATTGATTGTTATCAAACTCGATGTTGCTACAATTGTTCCGCTTGTAGATCCTGATCTTATATTTAATCTAAACGATTCAATGCCTTCAGTTGTAGCATCAGATGTTAGCGTTCTAACAATTGAAGCAGTGTTACTATTAATAGTAAATGATCCGCTGTTTACTCCGTCAATAAAATCACTATTATTAACTGTACCCGACTCTACCAGTGTAGTCCAATATAGCGTAGTACCAGTAACTACATTAGATGTAGTAACAGTAAAAGGCACACTACTGCCTTCGTTAACTGACGTTACGCCTAGAGATACTGCATAAGACGGTACAGGGGCACCGTCTAGTGCCTTTATATTTGTTCCAATAGGATCATTTTCTATAAGTACCGCAGGGTGCAGCGTTCCGTTGATTGTAATTTCACTGTCAGGCGTAGCTGTTTGAACATTGCTATTAAATGTACCAAACACAACCTCGTCAATTCCGTAAGTAAGATCATTTGGACGGCCGTCTATAAATTCTACTTTAAATAGTATCTTTGATGTTCCGTCCGTAGTTGCAGAATTAGCAGCATAAACTCTATATTCATTGCGTGCATATACTGCGCCGCCGGTTCTAGTGTATATTAATTGATATGTAGATGTGAGATCATAATTTCCTATACTAGATCCTGTACCAACTGCTGCATTATTAACAGTTTCATTAGCTTTAAAACTAGTAGTTCCCATAGAATTTAAAATAGTTTGCCAGTCAACTGTCTTTGCTTGACTTCCAGTATAATCTACACTAGCACTTAGTCTAATTTCGCCGCCTGCATTGAAAAAGTGTCGTCGTTCTACTTCGTTAACGAAAGTCATTGTAAAGATATGACTAATTGTACCGCCCCAGGTACCTGTACTACTAGACCGAGTGCTACTTGCTAGTGGCGCTGCTGTTAATCGTAAATTATTAGGATCTACTAAAAATCTGTCAGTTGCTAAACTAGTTGCTAATGATTCTAATCCTAAAACATAAGCTTCTTCGATTTTATCAGCAGTTGCAGTATTAGTTTCATAATCACCTATTACAAATTCGTTAATAGAAACAGCAGCGCCAGCTTGGTGAGATCTTGCTCTAATTAAATCAATGTATAAATCTTCGTAATCTTGTGCTGTTACTTTATCAGCATCTACAGGTTGAACTGTTGAACGTGTTCCAATTTTGCTATTTGTACTAAAACCTTGTCCGTAACCATAGGTAGGTGCGCCAGTACTAGATTGTCCTAGTACTAGATTTACACTGTTTCTAAGTGTGTTATATCTGCTGGCTAATATTGTTACTGACATGTATCATCTCTTTTTGTTTTAGTATTTATTTAAAAATATCCTGTACACAAAAAGTTTGATTATGCCAGTGTTTTGTTGTTAAAATACGACGGAGCAGCAACAACAACATCGCCGTTAGCTCGATAGTGTTGTACTACACTTTCAAGTCGTCCGTCGACATTATTATCAATGTTGTTATCAAACACTATATCGTTAAATTCAATTCTAAAAATAATACGTGTGTCAATATCTGAACGGGCTTTAACAGTATAAATGTTTCCTGCATATATTGCACTATATGTTCCGCTGCCGATTTTCTGATAGATATTTTGATATGCACTTGTTAGGTCATAATTGCCAATTGAACTTCCGCTGCCTGTTGTGGAAACAGTTGTTTCTGAATTGAATTTAATTGTACCGACTTGTGAGCATAATTGGGCCCAGTCTAGCCCCTTAGGAGTACTTGCACTAGTATTATTTGCGCTAATTCTAATTTCGCCACCGGTGTTAAAAAAGAATCTTCGAGCATTTGCAGAACTAAAAGTAACTGCTACTTCGTGATATATTAACCCGTTCCATGTGCTGCTTCTAGCACTTGATATTGCAGGTTCTAATGCAGCTTGCGTAGGATGCATTACTGCTTTATCTGCTTGTACTTGCGTTATAAGTGTTTCAAAGTCTACAACACCTTTCTTAAATCCGTCCGGATCAATAATTGTTACCCCTGCATCATTAATAAAGTTACTGGTGTTTTCTGCAACTATGTTTAAGTTTTGAATAACTTGAGCAATTCCGATATCGCCGGGTCCTACTTGATGCACTCTTGCTTTGAGAATATCTGCATATATAGTATTCATATCGTCAGCTTCAATTACATCGCCGGTATTATTAACTGGAGTACTAGACACTAGTTGACCGTATCCGGTTTGTCCTGATCCTGTTCCTAATATTAGTGCAATACTAGATTGCAAGTTATTAATTCGTGCTGCTGTAATATTTGCCATTTTTATACCTTAAGTACGCATTCTACTAGCTTTTCACTTTCGTCTGCATTACTTTCCAATGCTACGCCCACTAATGCAGTAGTAGCTATTGTAGTACTTACTCCATCTGCCATTGCATAAACTGCTTGACCTTTTTTAACTGCACCCTTAACCCTAACAGGTAAGCGACCTTTTAGACCAATGTATTGACCGTTTGCTTCACTGTTCATCATATATGCTGGATCTGTTGACACAACTCCAATACAATGATTACTTGCGTTTGCTGGCTCTACTTCGTGATCTTCATGACCACAAACTGCTACGGCTGTTCCAGGAGCTAATTCTTCTGCTGTTGAATATTTTTCTGCTAAGTCAGCAAATCTTGCTTGTGTTGCAGTACCTTGGAACAAGTTTGCTGCAATATTACCTGTTGCATCTCTAACTGCAACAGTGTTATTAGTTGCGCTTGAGCTTGCACTACGGAAGTCGCTACCCACTCTTAGTGTAGCAGCTTTAGATGCTTCTCCTGTAAAGTTTGTAGCATATACATTTGACCATCCTAAACTTGCACTACCTAATGTAAATGTATTATCAGCAGCCGGTAATAATCCCGTTGCTGCAACTGTACCTACATGAGTAAGTGTGCCTGCGCCACTTGTAACTTTTAATTTAATTACACCGTTATTAGTAACGTTTTGAATTACACCATCAAAGCCGTTTGTATCAATTTTAATTTGCAAATCATTTGAGTCACCAATTAATGCACCAGCATCTGGAAACTCAACTGCACTTGTAAAAACTGTGTTACCTGCGCCTGTTTGTACAAAATTTGCTGCTGCTATGCCTCCTAATTTTTCTGCATTTGTAGCAGTACCATGGAATCTATCAGTTGTACTTGTAACACCAGCTGTTGCTAGTTTGGTATTTCTTAGGGTAATACCTTTGTTAATTCTGTCAAATCCTTGTGCAATTAATGCTGTTTGGCTTGCATTTAGATCAAATGCTATCGGGCTTATTACAAAAATTGTTTCGTCTTCGATAACAGACGCAATAATGCCGCGTGCTGCACTTGTAGTATCAAGAACTTCTAAGCTAGACATTTGGGTTACACCTTCGCCTGCGTTCTGTGGTCCTATAAGTACAAAAGCTGTGCTGTTGTATACATATAACTGGTCGTTACCGCTATCCCACCAAAAGTCTCCAATGGCTAACCCTGTTGGCTGAGTTGCACCAATTTCGGCGCCGCCAGTAGTACGCCATTTTGTGCCATCATAAAACTTTAACTTGCTAGTACCGCTGTCAAACCAAACTTGACCACTAATTGGTCTAGCTGGTTGATTTGCTCCACTAAAGTTTTCAAGTAAAAACAGAAAGTTTTCGTTTTGAATTTCGCCGTATCCTGCGTAGTTTTTTCCGATGAATTTAAGATCAGTTGTTTGATCAACTGTACCGTCTTCTACTGATGTTAACAGTGTGTTGTTATATCTGTCTATTGCATATGCCATTATTGTGTAACCCCTAGTGCTATTATATTATTTATCGTTTTCTTAGTATGCAACAGTTGATTGGTGTGTCCAGCCTATGCCGCTTGATTTATATGTCATTAGTGCCCTTGCAGGTGTTAACACAACAGTACCACTGGCTCCTTCAGCAGCAAAAACTACGTCTTGTACTACTGATTCATTTTGTGTTCCGTTTGAATCAACTGATATGTAACTTACAACTTTTGCACTTTCAACATCAACTCCTTCGACTGTTGCTCCTGCATACGAAGTTGTATGTATGCGTGCAATTTTGTTAGTATTAAGTGTAACAGCAGGATACATGTCGTTTAAATAATTCGAAACTGCACTCTCTAATGTTGCTCCGGTACCTAATCCAGTAACGTCCATGCTAAACACTATTGTTTCTGTTATAATTTCTTCGTCTACATAAATTTTAGTAGCAACTGTGTTGTCTGTAGATTCTGTTGTTGCAAGTTCTGCTGCTTTTCTAGCACTAACTGCCTTAGCAACTCCTGTAATTTTTTGATTATCTGTAACATTAATGTCACCGGAAGCTGTTATAGCAATACCATTATTTGATGTTATTGCTATATCATTTGTCGAAGTTATAGTCTTACCATCAATTGCAATTTCATCTACTTGTAACTGTGTTAGAGTACCGATTCTATCTAAATCTAATGCTTTAGTTACATTTACTAGTGTGTCATTTGTAAGCTTGTTAACTCCGCCAATTTTAAATGCAGAGTTAGTATTTAATAAGTCAAAGTTTACGTTTGAAGTAAACGCATTTGTAGCATTCTTCCAAAGTATATCTTTACTACCTTGGCTACTATTGACACTAATACCACTTGAATCAGCTTGTGCATTTGTAAGCTCTGTGCTATCATTTAGTACGCCGATTTCAATTATTTTATCTTCGACTCTTAAAGTCTGCACATCAAGTGCAACTCTGTCGCCTTCTACAATTAAATCACCAGTAACTCTTAGATCGCCTTCGACATCTAATGTATATTCAGGAAGTCTATTGGTTGTAAAGATACCTACTCGTGCTGCACTTGCATCAACATATATTGCATCTACCGAAATTGCTCCAAATGCTGTTGATTTAACACGCAGACTTAAATCGTGATCAGTAAGTTGATTTTCGATATAAAAACGTGGTCCAACAACTTTTTGTACGTTGTTCTGTGATAGACCAATTGTTAAACCACCAGAGTTTTGAATTGTTAGTGTACCTGTAGTGATACCATTTGCAGTTGATGGAAGGAAACTGTCAGCAGCTCTAACAACGCCGCCGGCTGTTACAAGGGCGTTCGCACTATCAGCAGTACCTCTAAATTTAAAATTACCTGTATCTATTACGTTAAAACCTACACGAATTATTCCGGTTGGATTAGCTACTGTAACTAAGCCTAGGATGCGCTGTGCATACTGTGGAGTAAATTCAATATTACTAATTACTGCTGATAAAATTCCGCCTACATACAAATACGCAACAGTGCGAGATCTGCTTTGTGAGTCAAGTATGCTGCCAATTTCAAATCCACTTTTACCTTGAGTGGCAGTATATTGTGGGCCCATTAACATCAAATCAGTGCCGTCAAACGCATATACTTGATTGTTTAAATTGTCAATCCACAAATCACCCGCTACCATTTGCGGTCTAGTATTTTGTACAATTGGGCCGCCGCTTGACTTCCAAACTGCGCCATCATATACCTTTAAACGTTGATCTGCACTATCCCACCATGTTTGTCCAGTTAATGGATTACTAGGTGCAGCAGTATTACTAAAATTTTCAAGTAATTTAATAAAGTTTTCGTTAAAAAATTCACCATATCCCGAATAGTTCCTGCCAACTAATACTAAGTTAGTACTAGCAGTGTCAATCTGTCCGTCGATTAGGTCTGTTAGCAGTGTGCCGTCGGTTTTGTTTAGTTGATAACTCATGTTACGCTCCAGTATAGATAATGTAGTTAACTGCTAAGAAAGGATTCATAACATTTAGTGGTGTGCCTAACGTAGTTTCTGTTTTGACGCCGCCACTTGACGCAATACCTTGCGTTCCGCCAAGCCCTGGTTCAATCGGAAGTGTTATTGCATTGTCATCAACAGGTTCGCCTGCGCCAACTCTAATTCCGTAAAACTGTGTGCCACTGGCGCCTTCTAAATCATGCTCATGTTCTGGTAAATTGTTAGTTGCAATTGCGTTTGTCTCTGATCCAGCGTTACCACCAATTGCGTCCGCTGCAATGTCAGTAACACGGTTGGCGCTTGGTCCTCCCATGTTGTCAAGACCTAGTGCAAATCTGCCTCTAAAGTCAGGCAGTGTAAAAAAACTAACGCCGTTGTCGCTAACTAAACTAGCATCTTTAAAGTTGTGTTGTATAGCAATCCATAATTCGTTATAATCTGTCTTTCTAATTTCAGAACCATCACAAAGTAACCAACCAGCAGGTGCTTCTTCTCCACCAAACGGCATCATTGCTCCTGCCGGTACTAGTGGAATTGTTTTTAAGAAGTTACGTTTTGTAATTCTATAAACACCAGTTGTTCCCGTAGTTACATTTAACAATAATTCGTCTGCATTGCCTGCATCGTAAGTAACAGTTTTGTTACTAATAAAACTATTAGCAATACTTACTGGAAATGTTTTTGTGCTGCCGCCTGTTTGTCCGTCGAACTCAAAACTTACAGGATTAACATCTCCACTAAGCGCAAAAGTAGTAGCACTCGCTAGTCTATCTGCGCTGCCAGCTCTACCGCTAACTGTGCCGCTTACATTACCTTGAATATTTCCAAAGAATGTAGTAGCATATATTTGATCAAATTTATTGTTTGTAGTACCAATATTTCTTGCACTAGGACTATCAGGAACAATATTACCTGTTTGTAATATACCGCCTACATCGACATCTCCGCCAATATATGCATTAAGAGCAATTCCAATACCTCCGGTTGTAATAATACTACCTGTGCCAATTGATGTAGCGTTTTCAACACTAGTAAGTTTTAATATTCCAGTTTCAGCTTCACCTGCTTTAGGCGATATCTTAATATTACCGTTAACGTCAACTGATTCTTCTGGAGCACTGTTATTAAATCCAACATTGCCGTCACTGTTAATACTCATAACAGTAGGAGTTAGATTGCCGTTACGCATTTTAATATCAATACTCGATCCACTGGTGTTATGTTGTATAACCCCTGTTTCACCGTTGATGCCTAGACTTAGCTGGCCTCCTGTACCGATTTTAATACCATCATTACTTTTAACACTTAGTTGAAAGTCAGTTGTGCTTGCTGCATTTCCTTTTAAGAAGTTGCTTGCTGCAATAGTTACGCCGCCGACTACTAGTGCTTCTGCCTTTTCAGCAGTACCGTAATATTTTAAAGGCTGTGTACCTATAATTGCTTCATTAGCAATATTCATACCAGGGTTAATGCCTGTTCTAAATCCTTTAATTGATGTTTTAGGAATAAAACTTTGACTGCTAATAATAATTACCGGCTGGTCTTCTACTTTAATAGTAAGAACATTATATGTTACATCGTCTGTACCCACAAGTGCTTCTGCTTGTGCTCCAGTTAATAATCCGTCACTAAAGTCTGGGCCAACTAGTACCCATGCGCTGCCTGTAAACAGATATAGCTGTTGACTTTCTGTGTTAACCCACAAGTCGCCTGCACTAGAGTTTGCAACTGCTGGGGCTGCGCTGGCTTTTTTAAGTCCGCCGCTTGCAACCCAATTAGTTCCGTCATAGACTTTAAGTTGATCAACACCAGCTGTGCTATCATACCAAAGTTGTCCTTCAACTGGACGGGCTGGTGCTGTTGTGTTTGCAAAGTTTTCTAATAGATGTAGAAAATTCTCATTTACTGACTGACCGTATGCTGTTGTTCCGCGGCCTGGAAAATTTAAACTTGTTTCGCTGTTAAGAGTATTATCTTCAACTGTAATAACACCTTTGTTAACAGTGTCAGTGTAACTTATTGTATATGGCATAATTTACTCCTTATCCTGCTAAACTTTGTACACGCACTGTGTAATCAATTTGTATTAATCTATTAAGTGACTTTTGTACTGGGTGGAAAATAACGTGTGTAATTAACTTACCTGCACCGTCTGGGCTGTAACTGCGCAGTCCCAATTCATCAAATACATAAGGACTATCTGTTGCACTTGCAGTATCAAATGCATCCTGGCCGTTAGGTTCACCGTAATCTAGCAAACAACTTACAACAATATCAGTATAATTTGTGCCGCTAACATGCCTAGTTTCTAGTTTGTTGCGTACTGGATCAGTGTTGTTTACACTTCTGTCATCAACAACCTTAGTATAGGTTTGGTTGTATAGACTTGCATTTGTTCCTGTACTGTTAGGTGTTAGGTATGTAATAATACCTGTCGGATCAACGCTTGTGCCACCGTTTCCAAAACTCATTTCATATATAAATCCTTGTCCAGCGTTCGCTAAACTTTCAGCCATTGCTATACTCATATTTTCATAGTGAATAGCATTGCGTTTATCGATATATACTTTTTGCGATTCAGGATCATATATTTTAATATGTCCTTGAACCAGTACTCCATTTGTATCTTGCATATTGTTGCTCATTTAATTTTCCTATACTGTATTTATTCAGGTAGCTCAGTTGTAGCTGCACGTAAGAATTTTGCAATCGAATTTTCTGTATCGCCTAATGTTACACCGTCTGTTGTCCACGCTTGGCCAATTTTCTTTACAACTGTTACTCGTGTATTCTCTGCAGGTGTTGTAGACAATGTTATTTTATTAGTGCTAGCATCAAACGTAAAGCCTGCTACATCAATAGCATCGCCTTCAGGACTGTCAAGTGCTACAGTAGCATCAAACACAGCTAGCGGCGCTTTGCGTAAGCGTGTGCCTGCTTTAAACACTTCAATTTCATCTACAGATCCTACTGCATACCCAATCTCAAATGTGTCAGTTACGCCGTCAGCTGTTACATTAAACACTAGAGTTCTGTCTTTATAAGGAACAGTTTTACTTATGTTTTGATCAAACACTTTGGTATCTACTGCATATGTATCTTTGACTCCTGTACCTAATGTACCTCTACGAAGTTGACGTAGTGTATTTTCTTCTTTTACAAAGTATTCAATACGCTCGCCTTCAATAAAGATTACACCGGGCAAGTTCTGTCCCTTGTTTGGTTCACTTAGGCTAGACCCATCTACAAGCTCAATTCTTAAATCATAATAATTTAACGGTTGTGCAAGTGTAGATGCAGCAGTTTCAAGACGTTTAAAGTGTGTTCTATTAAGCATGTCCTTAAACTGCCTATATGCAAACTTAGGCTTACTAACAGGAGCAGTAAAGTGAATGACGTCTACAATATCATCTGCGTTCGGCTGTTTGACTAACTGAACTTTTAACTTATCATCAGTTACATAATAATCTACACTAGGAGTTAATAGTTCATTATTAACGCTAACCCAAACATATTGTGCTTCAACAGCAGGACTACGTAGAGTAACTTCACCTACTGTTAATCTGTTGTATGTAACATAATCAATATCTTCTGGTATTAGCGTTGTACGAGATACTACATCATAATTAATACGTTCAATACCTAGCAAATTGTGATTAGTAAATTGTATTATTTCTACAACTGCATTATTTGCCGGAGCTGTGTTAAACGTAACAGTAGTTCCGTCAATTCTGTAGTCTCCATCTGTAATTACATACATTTCAAGTAAGTCGCCTGGTACACCGACTTCGTCTGCAAGTGTAATACTACTGTTTGCGATTTCAAAGCGCCACTGTGTAGGAGTTGTAATTTCTTCGCCATTTAAAAATACTTTAACATCAGCAACATCTAAACTACCTTGCGGCATTTGGAATATTTCTAGTGCAAATTCACGTTGATTGTTTTCTGGTATTGTGTACTGAATGTTGTATCCAGCATTTAATATTGTATTATCAACCTTAACTAGAACATTGTGTTCTGTTGGTATTGCATACAATGGTGCAGTTGCAAGTGTAAACACAGTGTTAGTGCCATTGCCAGCAAATGTGTCTTTAGTAATTTGACTATAGTTAACCTGTTCACCTGTTGAAAATACTGTGTAGTTAATTACATCACCTTCTAGAATAACTTCTTCAAATCTAATCACAGTCTTAGATGTTGTAGTAGAAGCAAATGCAACAACAGTTTGTTGCACTCCATTTACGCTTGCATGTACACTAGTGCCTTCTTGCCAATCAACTGTAGTTTCAAATGCAGTTGTAGAACCGTCGCCTATTAATTTTCCAAAATCTAATAAGTTTTGTGCACCCTGTGCAACTGTTATAATATTAAGTTCTGCGCCGATTGTTGCTGAATTTAATGTTACAGTATTTGCAGCCCAGTCAATGGTATAATCAGTGTCTGCAAGTATAACATTTGCTACTTTTACAATTACTGCATTACTGCTATTTGGAGTAACACCTAAATTATATACAAGTGTGCTATCCATAATATAGCTTTGACTGTTGACAACTCCTTGTCCTGCGCTGTCTCTTGTGTACACTTTGATATCTAATGTATCGAGCACTTGGCCAGGAACTAGTTCTTCAGGTCCTGCACTTGTAGTAGGTGTTACAAATCCGTCGCCGTCGGTTATAATTTCTTCTGCTGCAATACCACGTGCACTTGTATATGCCAAGTCGCCGCCGCTAAGGGCAGTGTCATAACTGTTAACATCCGGTGTTACACTACCGTCACTAGTAGTTTTTCTCACAACAAATACATCACCGTCTAATAAATTTATACCCAAGTCTTGTACATAAATTATGTCAGTAACTCCGTCACCGAAGATACTGTTTGTAATAGCATTTAAATTAGTGTTAGGAATAAACGAAAAGTAATTAGGATCGTCAATTCTTACACCGTTTTTATAAAGATTATATACAACACCATCTTCTAACGGAGCGCTTAGTTGAACTGCAATTGTCGAGCCGTCTGCTGTAAAGATTTCATCTTCAAATGTATTGTCAAATTCATCCCAGGCATCTGTGTACCAAGGTGCGGTATCAAACCCTGCTGGTCCGTCAAAGTCAAAACTGCGCACTTCTACGCCGCCGTAATCAACTCCGGTCATTAGTTGTGCTAGTTCACTGCCGTACATTCCTGCAATAGGAGCATATGCAAATTTAATTCTATCTTCTGCACTTAGCATACTTAGAGGCAAATTATATTCTACACGTATTACTGCATCTAACTTAGGCGGTGTTGTAAATAGTATTTTGCCTTGCTCTCTAATATAACTCTTATCTGTGTTTTCAATGTTTTCATAGGTATACTTGCTACGCAATTGCAGTATATTATCTACATAGACACTTACTTTCTTTGTGTCAAGATCCATCGGCCACTCTAGGAAGAATCTATTTTCAAATCCTGTGCCAGTAAAAGATTCAGTTTTTGCTAATGTACTAAATGTGTATGTTCCACTAGTTCTATCAAACTTAACTTTAACGCTAGGTGTTCTAACAACGCCATCGCCTAGCACTGCTGTAGCTTTAGGTAGTGTTCCAGTATCTAGTTGCGAGCCGGATACTACAACTGTAGGAGCACTAGTATATCCGTTGCCAGGGTTAGTAACTTTAATACTTGTAATTGCGCCATAACCTAAATATGCTTTAGCAGTTGCGCCGGCGCCGCCGCCGCCTACTAAAGTAACAATTGGTTCAAATGTAAAGCCGCTGCCGCCGTCTCTTACTTTGACTTCAGTTACTTTGTATCCAAAGTTATCTTTCCAGTTTTTGCGTGGATACACAGTTGTGTTGAGATTTTCGCCTACAATTTCTCCAGCAACTATTCTAGCTTTACTTGACTCAATTGTCTTAGTAACGCTATTATACGCAGGAGGCAAGTCAAAGTCGCTAATACTAGTATTAGTTGGATCAGTAGCTGTATATTCGCTTACAAACTCTCTTATCTTTGTTGAATACGGTTTAAACTCTTCAACAAAGTCTTCGTAGCTTGCTAAATTATCATTGTTAAACGTTATGTCTTGCTGGTTTAGTGATTCTCTATTGTGCTTTGCCTTCACAAAGCTAGTTTTAAACATCCAATCAACTGCCTGCTGTTCTGACATTACATAACGCAGTGCTGACATAAACAACTGATTGTATTCGACTTCTAAGTCACCTATAAAGATTTCATCTCTAATAGTTTCTAATATAATACGCAGTTCAACACTAGGATTGTTGTCGTAAAAATTACTATCAAAGCTACGGTTATCAAAACCTACAGTATTTTTTGAATAGTCGTATAATGTATCTTTAAATTGTATTGTGCCATTCTGTCTGCCAATAGTGTTATAGTTCACAGTATAATCTTCACTATCTTGCGCATCTACTTTTTGAAGCAGTAGCCAGCCGCCGGTGCCAACGTTTTCAATCTTAACAACGTCGCCTATGTTGTTAGTTAGACTCGGTAGCAGGTATGAACCTTTAATTGTGTCGTTAATATTAGTAAACTGATTAAATCCAGCTGCATACCAATCTGTATAATTCCAATATAAATCTACATTATAACTCTGCAACTTTCTTCTGTACCATGCAGTGTCTGTTTCGCTCCACGAATACAATGCCCATTTGTCTTGAATAGTATTATCAGCATTGACCAATACTGTAAACGGTCTAACAGTTATTGTAGTTGCGTCATTATATCCGCTACCTGCATTAGTAATGTTCACAGTTGTAATTTGACCTAGATTATTAATAATTACATTAAATTCTGCTCCAGTTCCTTCACTGTTAATTTTAAAACTAGGAGCAACTTTATAACCTCTACCGGCGTCTGTAATGTTAACTCTAGAAATTCTGCCATTAGTAATAATAGGCGTTAATATTGCCGGAGTAATTTTATTTGTACTAACAAAGGTAAGTTCTGCTAAAGTATCAACTGCAACATCATATTCTTGAGATATTAGTGTAGGTGCAAGATCTTGCTGACCTAGTGATGAAATATCATACTCGTCAACTACTAATGTTTGTGTAAGTGTTAGGTTTATTCTTTCAATTGTCTGCTTCAGTGCTTCGAATCTATTTGCAAACATACTTTGTCTTGGACGATTTTGTACACCATAACGATTTTTAACAGTTATTGTTGAGTCTGGTACAGTTCTGTTGTTATCATCAAATCCAATCAAACTGTCAAACCATTTACGCTCGATATCAGGATCAGGTTTGCTTGTTTTCAATCCGTCTGATATTAACTTGTACTGGCTGTGTAAGTTTTGTACTTTTTTAGGACCAGTTGAATATTTAATGTTTAACACTAAGTCATCATTGTCAACAAATATATCAAAGTTGTTGAGTACAAACTTATTGCTAGAAAGCAAGCTTAAGAATGGATATCCTTGTGTTCTTGGGTTTTCGATTAGTGCTGCAATATTTCTAATACTTAAACGTCTGTTTTCCATTACAGGAACAGTTACTTTATTAATTACCCAGAAGTAATACTTGTTACCAAATGTTTTACTTACTTCGTCGTATATAATTTTTGTAGAATATCTAGCATCACCAAATAAACTTATTCCACTAATAGTAGCAGCAAGCCCGTCAGGTGTATCTGCAATGCTATCCCAAATGCTTGGAATAAAGTTGCTTTCAACCCATTCAAATACGTCAATGCTTGCGCCAATTGTTAGTTTGTTCCAAGTATTCTTTTGGAACGTTGTTGAACCTTGATATGCATGATCAAACTTAGCACTTGAAATATTCCACCACACTTGTCCTACATGCTTGTCTGTCCATGCTCTGTTAGGATCAACTGAACTATCTGAAGTATTGCCCGTGTTGTATACTGCTGGATCAAACGGTGTCTTAAACGTAATCTCTTGATCAGCTGGGCCTGCAATTTTACCTTGCACAGGATCAATGTAATCGATAAAAGAAACAATTCTATTTTCACGCTTGTTATACAAGAATGCACCACGAATATTATCCACATCAACTGGAGTGATTCCTTCACTGGCTACTCCCCAAGCAAATGTATTTTTATTCTTTCTAAAGTCAACTAGGATACCTTTAGTGTCGCCGTCTACTTGATCTGGCATTCCAATATAGACATGGTTATCATTTGTATATATATTTTCACCAAATGTAGTTTGTGTTAGTGGATAACTGAACTGCTCTGAGTATATTAATATACTGTTTACATTTTCATACACATAAACAACACCCTTGTCTAGTTTGATATTTCTAAAGTTTGTAAACTCGTTATCAAACGTAGTTGCAGTGCCTTCAGTTTCTGCATATACCTTAACATCAAATGTAGTCGGAATCTTTTGATCACCGTTTAAACTACTTACAACTAAGTTGTCAGCACCGAAATCTAATCCAAATCCAAAGCCTTCGCTTTCTTCATTATTAGGCGGTGTTAATACTTGAGATAATTCAAACACTCCTGCATTTTGAGTGTAAACATACACAACACCTTGATTAATTTTAGCAGTGTCATCAAGCATTGAACTAACTGCAAATTGTGTACCTGCAGGATTTAGGCTAACCTTTTCGCCCCAGGCATCTACGTTACTAGGAGCTTCAATTATTTGGTCTAATACAAACTTGTCATCTATTTCACGATATATTGCGAGCTTAGTATCTGTAGTACTATCAGTTTGTGTTTGAGTAGATGTTACAATCAATACTTGTGCGTCGTCACTGATGTCAAAACTCTTGCTAAACTCTAATATATTTTCAATAGGATCAAATACATCTTCATTATAAAATGCAGTTGCGGTTAAATTTGGTAGGTAACCTAAATAGTCTATGTTAGTGCTTACCTGCAGCCATGAGTTATTTGTAACACTTGGAATTACTGCACCTACGCTGATATTTGTTTGTGCAGCCCATAATGCATTATCTTGAGCAACAATATTGCCCTTTTTATATGTGTAGCTGTTCTCAAAATTGCCACGGTAGTTAGAATCTTTACCGTGCTTCCAACTAATTTTATTCCAGTACACTGGGTCAACAATTACATTTTGATCTGATGTTGTGTTTTTAAGTGCAACATAATAATCGTCTTTGTATACTACAATATCGCCAATAGCGTATGCTATTAATTTATAATCTCCTTTGAAACTGTCAGTAGACTTAGTGCCATGACGGAATATTTCTATTGCACCGGGTTGAACTCGTCTACCGGTAGAATCAGTTTCTCCAGTACTTATAATACTATCACTACCAACTAACAATGTGTAATAATTACCAGTCTGTACTATTGCAACTTTAGATCCAAATTGTCTATTTGCTGCGCGATATTCTGATACAAAAGTATCTTGATATCTATATGTGCCGTCACGCAATCTTCTATAAATTGCAATTGCTCCTTCGTTTTCTAGAGCAGGACTAGTTCCAGTCTTTTCAGCAGCAATATGATAAATTTGTACATAGTCTTTGTTTAAACTATATGGAGGATTTGACACTCGTTGTACACCTGATTCTATATTTTCATTAAAGAACCAATATTCTTCATCAACTATACTAGGAGTAGCAACAATATCAAAATTACCCGTGTGTTCAAACACTACTAATTTACCAACTAGTGAATTACCTAACACAATACTATTATTAATATCTGTTACAGTACCAATTGTACGGTCAACGTCAGCAACGCCACCTCTAATATTAGCATCAACGGTATTATTATCACCAGATTTTCTACGGATCTGATAACGTCCAATATTAGATTGTTCTGTCCATTCTCCGCTTAATACTTTTACGTATACTCTAACGCTAGTGAAGTTGCGTTGCATAAACATTACTTCGGCACTGCTTGTAGTAATTGTAGTTAATGCCAAGCCGCCAGTGCCGTCTTTCGGAGTTTGGACATCTTCAATTATGTCACCGACTTGAGGTTCAAAGGCAAAACCTTGGAAATCAAATTCACTAAGAGTAAAATCAATATAGCCGTCCCATAAATCAACTATTGTTTGTTGTTTATTTAAAATATCATATGTAAATCCTGCGCTTGCAACATCAATTGTTCTATTGTCAAGATTGTATAAACGAAATTCTTGTGATTGTCCTATTACTAATGTATCACTAAATGTTTTTCCAACTCTAGCTATCCATTTATTACTAGGCAAATCTCGCTCTACGCCGTCTTGGGCGTCTTGGCCAGCAGGGTCACCACGATAAGACAGTTGCTCAAGATAGCTTGCACGATTTTTTTCAGTTACAAACACTCCGATTGTTCCAACTGTATCTTGAATATTGAAATAATCATTTAGCGGACGGCCTGATCCTTGCAGTCTGACGTCGGCGTAAACTAGGCCGCGTCCTGTATCATAATATCTTCCGTTAGTTGAATACGAAGGAGTAGAGATATACCAAAAGCCGCCTACAGCATCAGTTGTGCTGTAAGTGGCTTCTTCAGTGTAAAATCCTACAAAATTAATCTCGTTAACAAACATTTCACCTGTTATGTCAAATACACCATTAGTATTTTTAACATAAACTACAGCACTATCTCTACGAGTGCTAACATACGCAACTTCTGCACTGCCGGTGTCGGTTGATACAATATCACCAACAGTCGGTAATGTAACAAACGTTTCGATAAAGAATACATGATCAATTTTTTCAATAATTGCATGGTCTTGGCTTAAGAATTCTGGAGTTATCTGTGCAATTATATTGTCAAACGGCAAATACGTATCTAGCGTAGGATATGTGTAACTGCGTCTATTCCAGAATAGATTAATAGTGTCTCCTGCGGTTGTGCCGATATACATATCTTTTGGAGCACGAACAAGAATATGGTTAACTGTGTTGTTTTCTAAGCCCGGATCGCCTGCAACTAATAAGTTTAAATTTGTACTATCTGCGTCAGCAGCACTTGCAATATTTACATATGTGTCAAATGTACTAAATGGTTGATTTGCAATTTCAGGTAAAATTTCTCTGTTGGCTTTCCACAAACTTTCTCTATATCGTACAATGTCATTCTTAGTATATGTTGCATCGGGCTGGAAATCAAATGTGTCTAATCCTGTATCTGCATCTGTTTTATATGCTAGGCGAGTTTTAACATCACTTGCTTGCGGAATACCTACTACTAAGTATTCACCATCAGGCGATACTGCAATGCTTTTACCAAAGTCTGCATCAACAATATTAAATAATTCATTATTATCAAATACAATTTCTTGATCTAATAATAGATTTGATGCTTCTCGTGTGCGTCTGTAAACAGATACTTTGCCGTTAGCATCATTTGCAGCTGATACAAAAACATTATTGTTATTTTTTGTTATTGCTACACTATCACTAAATCCTTGGTCTGTGCTATCATACTGAGACGGATTAGCAATAGACTGTGAATTTAAATATACAGGATTATTTTCTAATACTGCCCATTCGTTATTATAGGTGTCAACCCATAACTTTTGGTCTGCATATAATTCTTGATTTGTTGCAACGTTAATACCTGCAACATTGTCTACTCGCACTGTTCTTAATTTAGAAACTGCAAAGATTTCGTTTTCAAAATCTGTTATATCATTCTCAAACGGCACACGTATTTGTACCGTATTAAGATCAATGTTATCAATCTCATACAATCCATTAATTGAATATTGGCTTGCTCCTCGAATGCCAATATATTCACCTGGCTCTAATATACCAAGTGCCCATTTATCTAATGTTAGTTCTACAAGTAATAATCCGTTAGCTGCTACTCCATTGGTAAGTGCAGATGCAGTTGTAACATTTACATTTGCTCGTACTAACTGCATAACTGACCAGTCACGGTTGTCAGTGTTAGTAACCCACAAACTGGCGCCTAACCTAATTTGATTAGTGTCAACTGATGCAAGATCTAACATACTTCCAACAATAAAGTCAACATCATTTTCATTTGTGTAGCCAGCAGTCTTGATATATTCACTAGCAATTGTCTTAGTTGGTAACGGTGCATGTGTGTAATCTGCAGGACGATCATATACTTCGTTAGGAAGTATTCTGTAGATTTTATCAAAGTTAGTAGCCGGCAATGACGTAACAAGTTCAACTGCTTGAGGTGATTCTTGCATTTTATCTTGCTTTAAGTTATATTCAACTTGTTGAACATCATCAACAGCACCATAGCGTCCAACTTGGATTGCCCACTCTTCGTAGAACTCTAAGTTATCTGTAGTATTGCCAAGTGCATCAAACAGCTTAGTAAACACATTCATTGTGCCTTTGTCTGCAATTGCACCTCTATAGAATTTAAATTGGCTTACATCATCATTAATAATGTTAGCAAGATATTGACGCTTTTGATATCCTATCAAATGCTGTGCCATTTTCTGTTGCTCAACGTCAAAGCTGTCTGAGTCTAGGTCGTAGAAATCTGTAAACTGCGTAACTCTATAATCAAAGTTAGTCATTAGCTGAGATACTGGTTTTTCAGCTAACCGGTACCAGTTGTTAGAATTAAAGTTTTGTGAGCCAGTAGCATTAACAGTTGCTACATAATAATATTGTTTATATTTTACAATATCGCCGATCTTGTAATCTTTCCACTGTGTCCAATCAGTAAACGAAGCATCGTCATAAACAAATCCAGGAATGTTTAGGCCGCCGTTCCAGTTATCTGATCTGTATCCGTTAACACGAATACGCTCTTGGCGATAGCCGGTGCTAGGGTTGTATATTGTATCATTAAAGTCTGTTGTGTTGTCTATTAGAACAACGTGTTCTTTTTGTATAAGAGGTAATGATACATGATACAGGCCTTCGTCTGTACCAACTGTTTCTATACCAAAGCTATTTTGATCTCTTAATAGGCTATTAAATTCTGAATCTAAAAATTGCCCGTCTGCCTTGAAGATGCTATATCCGTAAAATTCGTCTTTAATGTTGTCAACTACATAAAACTCTCGTTGAAATTCTAATAAATTAGCAGCAGGACTAAGTGCAATTAGCGAACTAGTTGCCCAGCCTTGAGTTGTCCAGAATAAAAATTCCTTCGCACCTTCGCTCCAGTTTTCAACTTTGTTAGATCCGTCAGTTACATTTTCAAAACTAAATCCTATTTCTTTTTGTCGTATATTATACCCTAAAATAAAGTCAACAACTTCTTGTGCAGTATTAAGTCTGCTTCCATATTGTAATGTTTTAAGAGTTGAAGTATTAAAGTTTTTCTTAAATTCAGCTGTTCGGCCGCCTTTAATAGGCAGTGTTGGTAATTTAACAATGTTAGTTGTATCAAATGTTAGATTGCTTGTAAAAGAATTAACAACTCTGTAATAAGCATTATTATGTAGAATCACTTCGCCACTAATGTAAGAGGTATTTGTATTCCACGGAACTACCTTTTCAGAAATTCCGCCTACAGTAACAATCGACGATGATGATCCAGATTGCGCAGCATAATATTCAAAAAATGGCTTTTCTAAATTGTACCCACGTAACACATATCCTAATTCAGCACGCTCTACTACAATACCACTAAAAATTGCTAGTTCACTAGGGCTACTAGTATTTAGAAATACTTGATAGTTTTCTTGCGGAACAAAAATACCATCTTGTGTAAGAACCTGTGCAGGTGATCTACTATCAAGAATTAAATTAAATTTTTCCTTACTTGTAAATCCGGCAATTTTAAGACCTAATTGATTATTAATCGATTGCAGATCTGTTTTATATCCATCATACACTGACAGTATATCACTTGCTACAAGATTATAAATGTAATTAACTAAGCCCGATGTACTAGTTCTAATAGTTGATTCAAATGTATTTGGTAATTTTAAATCTTTAATAACAATAGGTTTATTAGTAGTTGTATCTACCCATTGATTTGTTAAGTTTTTGGCAATTCTAGAAACATCAAAACCTAAACTCATTGTTTTTGCTGGCTTATTTAACAGCATTGCAGTTAAGATTGCAAATGGATATTCTGAACTTCTGCGCCAAGTATTTTCAATTGGTGAACGATCGCCAAACTTAAAATTTTGTGTTGCACTGTTTATATTAAAGTTTTTAGCATATCTGCTATCTAGTGGAGACAACAGGTTGCCAGCACTGTCAACAGGAATAAAACTTGTTAATCCAGGACGAGCATAATTAAGATCAATCTTAGTATTAAGTGGATCTGCAATTCTTCCTGCTTCTAAGTCTCTCCACAGTACCAAGTTATCACCTGTATACGGAGCAGGACCGTAAACGTTATTCCACCATGAAGGCTTTGTTGTCAATCCTGACATTTCCCATGGGTGAGTATGCGGGCGATCTGTATCAAACGCTCTTACATATATGCCACGCCAGAACCCAGGATTTAAATTTCCGTTGGATGAATTAGTGCTAGAGTAATTAAATGTCCAGTTATTAGTTCTATCATAAAATGTATTGTCAGTGTAGTTTGAATTATTTAAATTTTGTTGTAGCCATTGTATAAATTCGCCTAATAAAGTATTATCTATTTCAGTTTTTGTAAATTCATTTGTTCTAAATTCGCCGCCAACAAATGCATTAACGTCTAATCTATTAGTCGAATACTCTGCTTTGATGTTGTTAAAGATGCGCTTTTCTAGTTCTAAGAGTAACTCATCTCTAAAGTCCTTGTATGCTTTAATATAGCTACCATCGTGGCCTCTAATAAATGCAACACCTACTGGATACTCATCAATTTCTACATTGTCACTTACACCAAGATTTGCGCCTGTAGCAGGCATGTGGAATATTTTATTCATTCCTACAAAATTATAAGAAGTCGAAGTTTCACCTACAGCACTCTTGCTAGTGTATACAGGATAGAACCATCCTCTAGTGCCAGATGCACTATCTTCACCATACAATTTAAATGGACCGGTAGTTGTTGGTGCAATACTTTGTACAGTATCGTCAATTGTTAATTCGGGATAATACTTAGGGTATAAACCTAGCTTAGTTGGTGTTGGTGCAATAAAACTGCCGTCAGTAGTTTCATATTCATATATTTCAATTAAATCATTTTCTTTTTGTCCTGCACTAATCGAAACATATCCATCTATGTCAAAATTATAATCTTTAATATTAGTTAATTGTACTCCATTTAAATATACAAGTATACTAGTTGCACTTAGTGCTGTTAAATTAAACTTATTAGTAATAGGATAATCTGATACTCTAGCGTCTAATACTTTATATTCAATTTTATTTGCTGCGCCTGCGGCGACCATATCTGAGAAGTAAAACGGTTGTGATTTTAATTTATCACTATTAACTGTTCTTAGAACAAGGTCAACATGAGATTTAATTGGGCCATCATATCCAAGTGTTCTAGCAGTATCTAAAAATGTCTTTTTAAATCTTGAATATTCTTTCTTAGAATACTTTAGTGCCTTAACAATATTATAATCTTTATTAGTTACATGATATAACGGTAAGTTAATCGGACCACTATGTTTTACAAATCTTTTACCAAATTGATCTAAGTCTCCTAGATCACGAAGGTTGCTAGAGCCAAGATATGCACCGGTGTATCCTGGAATATTTTCTAGCATACTATTAACGTGATCAATTACTTCTCCTAGAGTAAATTGACTAACATCATCATTTAACGGATTACGTTCTAAGTTATATGGAAACTCGTAGTATCCATTAGAATTTTTTATAGTCTTGCTATCTGTTTTAATTTTTATAACGTCATCATTTGTTAATTCAGTATTAAACTTAATAACAGCATTAGCATCTGTTCTGTTAATTGTATAGTCTATATCAATTAATTTTAAGTTATTATTTACAAATACTACTACTTTTAAGTCATCTATGCTACTTGAATTGTTGTATACGTCAATAGAAAAATTGTTAGTTTGCGTGACTGTAGCAGCGTATTCTCTTATAACATATTGCTTACTTTGTGCAGGTGTACTACTAAATCCGTTTACATAAGAAAAATTAGTTAGAGACTTATATTTCTTTAAATATCCGCTACTAATTTCTTGTGTAAATAATTCTGTTTCTGTTTGATAGGTAAATGTGTCATTTAACAAATTAAAATCAAAAACAATATCGCCCGAATTTTCAATAGACTTATAGCTTAAAGGAAATCCTAATTCAACGTCAGCTGTGCCTTCGCCAATAGCATACGAAAACACTTTGGTGCCGTTAAACGTAGTTGAACCATAGTATGTTTCGTCACTAAAATTATTTCCATTTACATCACACACTTCAAACATAGGCGATTGATTGGTATCTGTTTTTTCTTGAGCAGCAATCCATACATTGTTATGATAATGATAGCTTTTACCTGCGTTTTTTATACCTTGTGTAACTAATACAGTTTCTAAATCAATAGGCATAGTATCATTAGTTTCTACCAAACTAATTTGACGATTATTACCAATTTCAATAAAGTTAACTTGATAAATTTTGCCACTAACTAATATGTCAGTATCTGCTGTAAACAAAATGCGCATTTTATCTGCTACATCTACGCCGTCAATATTATATCCTAATTGACCTTCGATTGTAGTGAACACATCTGTTGTAAATGTATCAATTAAATCAACATCTTGTTTAGCATATGCGCCAAAGTTGTTTAATTTTAATCCTGCTTCAAATTCAATAATAGGACGCTTTGCACGGTTAGCTTCGTCTACGCTGCGCGGTAAATTGTTAAATTCAAAGCTTTTTAAAATTACATCTTTGTGGTGCCATCTATTATAACGACTCCACGCATTTCTATCAGGACTTGCTCTATTAACAACAATATAATCCTTAACTGCTGCATAAGCGCTTGCATTAGCAAACGGTAGAGTATCAAAGTTATCAGTGTCAAATGCTACTTGCAAATTTTCACTGTATGCCGCTGGAATAATTAAATCTTGATCTTTAATTAATTTAATTTTATCTCCAACGCCTTCTACATACCAATCGTTAGTTTCGTATTGTGCAGGTGTAACATCGCCTTGGAATCTAATTTTCATTCCGTTAGACAGTCCAACACCGTTTGCACTTAGGTATGTTTTCTTACCTAAAATTTCTTCTTCTACATTAAGGAAAGCGTTTTCTTCAATGTCATAAATTCTAAATAAACCACTGGTGTCTACTGCATTTTTACTAATATAATATAATCTGTCAGGCGCATTCATTGGAATAGTAAATTCAATTGTGCCTTTTTCAATATAAGCAATAGCTACTTGTTCACCTTCTTCACCAAGTTTGCGGATACCGTCAGGGTATAGTGTTGACACATTATCATCGTCGGCAAAAGTTACGCTGCCGCTGCTAGGGAGAATAATATATTCTCCCTGGTCATATTCATTACCATATAATGTTGCATCAAATAATCCATCGGCACGCAAGCCTTCTGTGCCTGCTGTTAATATAGCAGTGCCAGGAGTAAATGTTCTGCTGATAGCAATAGCCATAGGATGGCCAGGTGCATCAATTTCAAAACGGTAGGTTTGCCCGCGGTATAACTTTAGATTAGGGTTACGTGTTAATCCGTCATTAAATACATATGCAACGTTGTCGCCTTGGTCTTCTGTAGTAACAGTGTAAGTGCTTACTACATCTCTACTCTGGCCTCGGACAGGAATACTAACAGGGCCATTAGGTAACCAGTAGTACTCACGAAAGTTTACAAATTTATCCCAATCAATATTTGGGTTCCATGCATAAGTTTCTTGGCTGTTTAAACGACTGTGATTAGCTGTGTTTGCACCGAATACATTTAACTGACCTATATAATCGTTGTAGTCTTTGTAGAAGGTTACATTGTCGTAGACATCTTTAATAACGGTAGCAGGTTCTAATTGGTAATTAGTTCTGTCAGAAGTTACATCATCAATATAGTTATCTGTAGCTTTATATGCCTTAGCTGTTGTTCTGCCATAATATCCGTTAACCTTTTCAGCAACACCAGGCTGTATAAGTTGATCAAGTGTACCTTGCAAAAACTTCTTATTAGCTTGTGTTCTAAAGAACTTAGGCAGAAAATCACTTGCAGTAATTTTATTGTTCTGACCTGGAACAGGTAGAGCACTTTCATTTTGATCATTCTTAGCCATTAGTAACTATAGCCTCCGCCGGTTGTGTTTGTGTTAAATGCTGTTGATGCACTGCTTGTTATTCCTGATGTTGTCTGTGTTGACACAGTATTAATTACTGCTCCGCTCGCTTGTAAATTTGTAGCTGTGATTTGATCAATTGTTTCAATGTCGCTTACTTTAGCAGCACTAGCAAAGACTTCATCTGGCTCACTTTTTATTTCAAACAAGCTACCAAACGATTGTGTAGTTTGGCGCGGAACTATTAGTATACTTACCAATTTTGGAGACAGCTGATTTATAATATAGGCACTAAGTTCTTGGAAGTAAAACGTCTCTCCAAAGTCCCAATTTTCAATATCAAAAAACTTATTAATAGCTTCAATAATATCTGATTTAAGTTCATTATCGTTAATAACCATACTAGCATTTTTAACAATTTTAAATTTAACTTGTAAATCAGATGCAGCTTTATCACCAAATAGTATTTTGTATTTTACAGGATGATAAATTATTTCATCACTGATACTTTTTATTTTATTAATTTCAATTCCATAACTTCTAAACAATTCGTCATTACTAGGCGGCTTTGGTCTAACTGATGTTGTACCAGCAATAAATTGTTTTACTTGTGTGTCATATGTTTTTGACAGTATGTAAGTATCAATAATGTTGCTTGCACTTGGATCAATTCTATATCCACTGTCGGCGACGTGAATGTAATGAAACTTTAAATCTGCACGGCCAAAATATGCTTTATAATCTGTATTAATTTGAGTGTTGTTTAGTGCTTTGTTAAGCTTTCTAAAAATGCCTTCATTAATTAGATAAAATATTTGTCCTTCTAAATGTGCACTATACGGTGCAATTGCAGCTTCATTCTGTACCACAATAATTTCAGCAGTTGCGTTTGCAAAATACTTAAAGTCTTCTACACCATCAGTCGTAGTGTATTTCTTTTGAAAGATAATTTTATCTGCTGTTGCAATTGCAGTATTTTCTTCACCAACAATTTGTTCAAAGATGTCAGGATCGTCTACAACTCCGTCGTCGTCTAGATCAATAAATTGAACTTGAATCTTACGGCTGTCTAAATATCCTTCTACATCTCTATATGCATCTGTAATTGTCCAATTAAAATCTCTAGTAAATGGCGTTAGTTCACCAGGTCGACGATTAATATTTAAAATGTCAATCTTGTCTCTGACAATTTGTCCAGTTGCTGGATCGTAAATTTTGTCAGCAGCATCAAAGAAGAATCTAATTTCTTCTGCACTTTCCATTACATAGCGCAAATTACGATATGTAATAGTATATTTTTCACCGTTAGTTTTAAAGTAAAGCATCCAGCTTGCATCAAGATTTTCTCCTGTAGCATCTCCTGCTTTACCTGTAGCAAATGCATTAAGAGTATTAATGTCTTCAGCTAATACAATCTTCCATTGCCTGTCGTATTGGTCGTAACGCAGTGCAAAATCTTTGTATTCAAATGCTTGGTCAATTAATTGCGTTTTTACGTCATTAATTAATACTTTAGAAAAATTAGGTATAACCTGTTGTAAAATTGCGCCAGTTGGAATAACATCGTTTACTGCTATAGGCGCAGTACCGTCTTCATCGATTACTGTTCCGTTGCCTTGCACAGATACTACTTTAGACCATTTGTATGTTGTTTTACCTAAGTGGTCTCCAATTGCGACGTCGGCCATTAGTGTTCCATTAGGCATAAAGTGTTGGCCGGCTGGTGCTACAAATTTTAATAGCGTGCCTGCTTCTAGCAATCTTAAACTATTAGCAGTAAATGCGCCTACTGTATATGCATTTCCGTCTACATCTTTAAATAGTCCTAATGTTTGATTAGTGCTTGTACTCGACTGCGTCCAAGTTGCATTAAGATCACTAACAATGATTTTTGGATACTTTGCAAAATAAAAGTTTTGTGTATTAACACCATCCAAAATTCCTTCAATAGTGTTGTATATTACGCCTTCGATGTCTGTTTGAGTAGCAAACGTAAATGTTTGCTTTTCAATAAATTCTTCTTTATAAATTACGCCGTCATCTGCGAATAAACTAGTGTTAGAATATTTGCCAGTGGCATCTTTTAGGTCAAAGAATCGACTAATCCCACTTGAAATTCTGTTTGAACTTTTAGTCTTAATAATGTCTTGGCTAATTGCAAGAGGACCAATATTATAATCCTCGCCTGTGATCAAACGGTTTTGTGTGTAGTAAGTTGCAGGTGCATTTTGTTTAATTTCTGCATTTGTTTCCGACGCTGTGCCGTTATTAATAGTATAATTTAATTTAAGTCCAATTGTTAAAGTTTGTGCTGATCCGTTTCTTGATTGATAAGGTATTTCAATACTAACTGTGCTAACTGCACTCGGAGTAATTACGCTTCTTAAATTGTTACTAGTTCTGTAGTATGTTCTAAAATCTCCAGCCGGCAAATTACCAAATACACCATCACTAAAGTTTAAATTAATTCTATCACCAATTCTAGTAGTTACAGCAAATACATCTCTAGTTTGATTAAACAAACTGTTATAAATTACGTTATTACCTTCAGTTGAATCAATTTTAGTCCATTGATTATTGTCAAATCCTGCGCTGTTAACTGCAAATAACCAAACGTCACTATCGTTTATATTTTCTGCATCAATTTGTACTGCTTGATTAGGAGTAGGATTGGCTACACTAAAGTTTCCTGTTTCAAGCTTGCCTTGACGGAAATGCATAAAGAATCCAGTGTTGTTTGAGCCTGCTCCTTGGCCATCATCACGGAATAAAAATGCGGGACTGTTGCCAGGCAATGGCGCTTCTTCTAAAATAGTGTCTGTTGTAATATCTGTACTTACAATTTCAAAACGTGTGCTTACGCCTTCAATGCGTTTAGTAAACGGGTAGATTGCTTGTCCAGTGTTTGTAGCGTTTAGACGATATTTTTGTGTTTGTACATCTGCGATTAGTGCAGATTTTAATGGATTGCCTATTGAGTTAGATAGCGGCAATGCCGAATTCATTATTTTAATAAACTGTTCAAAGAAATTTGAATTAGTTTGATCATTCCATTTGACTGTGATTCCGGCCATGTTTAAGCCGTTTGAGTCTAGTATGTTTTCTGTAGTCTTAATAGTATCAAACTTTAGTAAACCATTAGCTGCTTGATTTCTACGTGGATTGTAAGACAGCATACGTGCTAGACGTAGTACACTTTCTCTGCGTTCTGCTGTTTCAAGGAAGTTTTCACGTGCGTTTAAATCAATACGGAATGATAGGTTTTGTCCGAGGAAAGCAATCATATCAATCAGCGCAAGATATTCGCTTGATTCAATATAGTCGTTAAAATCTTCAGGATAGTTTTGACGCAGATAGTTAATCATTGTGCGTCTTAGATTGTCGAAATCGTAGCTCTGGAAATCAGCGTTTCTAAAACTTTGGTATATTCTTTTCCAGTCTTCAGCTACTAATAACCTTGACTGTCTATCATTTGCAGACATGAGCATTTCCTTGTTTACTATTAATATTTAGCTGAAAAGAAAATGTACGTATTTAATTATTTAGGTTAAAGAAGACCGTTTTCTTTGTCAAATTTGAAGCGTAATTGATCTGTTATTCCGAAAGGCAACACTGTTATAGTACAATCAATTTGTATACCTTGTTCATAAGTATCTATTACAATATCTTCTGCACGTATTCTAGGATCATAGTTAATAATACGAGTAACATCATCAATTATTGCTTCTTGTACCTCAACTGTAAATGGCTCGTAAAGTATATCCCAGATAATAGTACCAAACGTAGGATCGCTTAATTTTTCAGTTTGGCGTATATGAAAATGATTAATCAAGTCTTGTTTGATTAATTCAAAATCGTAAAGACTAAAACTTTTAGCGTCTGCTACTGTGCTAAAGCCCCTATACTTTCTGCCAGACGTAGCTACTTGCGTAGGTTGACTCACAGTTACTCGTTTGTAAAGATTTTTTTCTAATTGGCTCATGTGTATATTTACCCTTATTATATGTTACTCAGGAGTAGCATGCGGTGATACAGTAGGTGTTGCAGCACTATTATCAGTCGGATCGACAGTCGGTGGATTGGCATTAGCTGCATCAATTTCTTGTTGTAAACTTCTAAGTGCATCTGCTTCTTCGTTATGAAATCTGTTTACCACACTATTCCTAACTGCCTGAGTACTACTGCGGAAATATCTTCCGCCATTTTCTGCTCGGCGCTCTGCATATACTGCCCTAATTAATGCAGCATCTGTAGGAGTTGTTGAAGTTATTTCAGTTGGAGGATAACCCAACCCGTCTAGTGCTCTACGGAATACATTCCTTGCGCCGCCTGGGCCATGTTGAATTGAGGTTGAAAATACTGCTTGTTGTACAGTTCTAGCTCGTGTTGTAGAATCAAGCCCAGTTGCGTTTTTAATTAATCTATTTCCAGGAGTAAAGTAAGATATTGCTGTATATTCACTTTGTGCATTGCCGCCTGCTGGAGTTCCCATTACTTGAGCCCAAGCTGTTTTATATGCATCAGTGCCCGCTCTTCCTCCTGCTGCGCCGCCTGCTGCTTGCATTTGCGAGTCTAAATTAGGATGTGCTTGTGCAAGCCATGCATGAAATTCATTCAATGCTCCGGTATTAGCAGCAAGCTGGTATTTTCCATAACTCCATCCGCCTGTACTATCCCATCCAATAGTTCCAGGATCGCCTTTAGATTCATATTTTTCACTTAGTGCACCAATATTAAAATCAAATGTATGAGTACTATTATAATTTCCCGGTGGAACAGATGCCTGACCATTGCCGCTTACTCGACTTTGCACTCCGGTGCTTACGTTGCCGCCGCTTCCTGTTACGTATGCACTGTTTGTGCGACCTTGTAAATTTTTATCAAACGTATCCGGAGTAAGCACGCGGTCTGCTGACGGTAACCCGCCAGGCTGTTCTCTATCTGTTTGTATCTTCTTAAACGCCATTGGGTCCATATTTTCGTGATGTGGCCAAGGCTCGTGTTGTGGTGCTCTTGTAATTATAGTATCGTATCCGTTTATAATTCCGCCAGGTTTTACACGCGGTAACGTGTGTGTACTTAGTGGCTGCACTGCACTTGCTGCATTTGCAGTAGGAGCTGTTGGTCCATTCATATGCACATAGGTTGCAGTTTCTCTATGTTCTTTAGCACTATTAATAAACGTATTGCCGGCCGCGGTAAGTCTATTGTCTTGACCACTTTTAATATGTAAACTTTTTGCAGTATCAATATATTGAGATTGGTTTACTTTTATGTGTTGATTTTGTCCTACAGTAATTTTACTGTCTTTGCCAACATATAAATTAAAATCTGTTTTAGATTCTATCTGCACTCTTCCAGAAGATGCACCCTTTGCTCTGCCTGCGGCTTTGATATTAACATTTCTGCCTGCTTCCATGTTTATGTCACGTTCAGCAGTAATGTTTAGATCATTTTCAGTCATAATACTAACACTGTCTTGTGCATGAATATCAATTTTGCCATCGCTGGTCATTTCAATCCATGTAGATCCTCGGGCATTACCAATGTAGATTAAATCTTCACTATTGTGCATTAATATTTGATGCCCGGTCCTAGTTCTAAAACGCATTAATTCGTTTTGTGGAATAGTTCTGTCGCCGCCGGCTTCATTGTTGCCTTTGTTTTTGTAAATAGGCGGGCCATCTTCTGCATGCGTTGCACGCACAAATCTTTCGTCGCCGTCATCCATTACAAATGCACTACCGCCTAATCTGTTAGACGGAACATTTACTTTATTACCTACTGTTCCGATTTCTACTGTTGGATGTCCATCACGGCGATCTTTAGGACCAGGTGTACTTATGCCAAATACTGCACTAGGCATTTCGCGGCGTGAACTAGTCGTAGTTGTACCGCGAACTTCGTCATTTAACAATCCTTGTATTTCTAAAGATTCTGAGAAATCCTTGTTGTAAGGTTTAGCAAACAATGTAGGATCGACCCGCGACCCGCTTTCAATTGATTTATTGTATTCACCTACTGGAAGTTTTCTGCCTTTTAACGGTGGCGGCGTAATTCCAGTTGTGTTTTCTGTAGATGCTCTTCCATCAGGCACCATAAAATTCATATAGTCTGCAGGTATACAGCCAATCCAATACCCAAAGTTTGCATTTCCTTCTGCAAAAATTACAAGTACTTTGGTACCTACATCAGGAGGTACCATCCACATGCCGTATGACTTTTGTGTATGTTCGTAGCCGTCGTTTGCAGTAAGTGCAGCATTTGGTGTTACTCCGTAAAATGGACTTAAATATCGAACGTTTAACAACTCTCCGCTGCGTTCTGGCGTGCCGCCGGCACTTGTATATTTTAATAATTCAACAACTAACCCGCCCATATATCGTGTATCGAGGTTGTTAACAACAACAGCTTCATACGGTCCAGAGTCTTTAAATCCTGTTGTTTGGGTGTTGGTAGTTCTTGTGTAATTTCCGTTTGCCATATATTAGCCTGCGCCTCCACTTAGTGCTGCTGCTTCTTTTCGTTGTCGTAATCTACTGGGTCCGCCGGTAGTTGTGCCAGCTGGAATAACTGTGTCGTTTACCGGTGTATTTGATACTCTTGGAGTAGAATTTGGAACAGATGTATTACCTGCTACATTCATACTTGCGCCTCCACCGTTAGGCGTAAACACTTTTTTACCACTATTAAAGTCATATCTATCAAACCCGCCCTGCAACGGCTCGTATATATATACATTTGCACTGCTATTAGTAGGTGTTGTTGACTGTCCTGATGTAGGAGTGGAAGGTTGTTGAGTTACTGTAGTAGGTGCTGTTGCAGTTGCGGCGGCGGCATCAGCGCGGCGCTGAGCAACTTCGGCTGCGCCATTACCTCTACCGCCGCCAACTGCTGCCGACGGTGATGATGTTTGCACAGGAGAAGTATTTTGTTGATTACGACCTCTTGGGTCATTTGCATCTGGATTTGGTATTACTGATGCAGGAGCAGCGGCGGCGGCCCTAGCTTGCCTCATAATTGCATCATCGTAAGGAACACTTGCAGGGGGTGTTGCTCCGCTGCCGCCCGCAGTAGTAACTGGTGGGTTATTAGGTAAACATGGATCAGTACCTGTTTGGGCACCTGTTGCTAATGCTGCTGCTGCTGGTACTCTAACTGTTGGGCCTGCTCCGCCAAATGCATCTAATGGTCCTGCTGCACCAACTGTTGGTCCTGCGCCGCCAAATGCATCTAATCCTACTTCTGCAGGTACAGTTTCACTTTCTGTTACTACTCCAGCAGCACCTACTTTAGCAGTTGTAGTAGTTACTGTAGTATTTCCTGTTGTTCTGCTAGTAGTAGCTTCTGACTGTGTTTCTGGTCTACTGTCATCTCGTGCAGGATCAGGAACATATACTCGAAGTCCCTGATAAGGTGATAACCGTATGGCGCCATCGGGCATTTGAGTAAACGCATTTGCGGAACTGCCCCATCTACTGCCTTGATCAGTTCGCAATTCGTCGTAATAATCAAGCAATGGGAGTATGTCTACTGTATTATTAGAATTTCCATTGCCAAAGCTTACATATTTTACTACCCAATAATTTTTATTGTTAGGATGGAGTACATCTTCGCCTTCATTGTCAATTACTATAACTAATCCAGATTCACCTTGTCGCAGAAAAATTTGTTCTCCAAATTCATTTAAATCGTTGACATTTTGAAAACAAAGTTGCCCGAGACTATTCCTCCAGCCCGCTTGTAAATTAACTTCAACTGCATTTTCTTGGTCTAATTTTCCTACTGCTTCTTCTGGTAAACCGCTGTCATCATCATCTGCCATTATCTTATCCTAATAAACTTCTAACTCTTGCTTTTGCTGCGTCTGTTGCAGCAGAAACTCCTTGATTACCAGCAGTATTTACAGCACTACTAACTCGAGATACAGCACTGCTGGCTTGTGATGACAAATCATTTATTCCAGCCGCAGTTGCTATTCTTGGAATAACTTTAGTTAAGTCTGGAACATTTGCTATTC